AACATCCTCCATTATATTGTATTTCAGAGAATATACTAGTATAATAGAAGTATAAACAATGAAATACCATCATTTTTAAGAAACCATTTTAGTTCCATTCACGGTGGTTTCTTCTTTATTGTAAAACTTTTCTACATTTGGTACAAGCTATTCGACAATATTAGATAAAATTAGTTATATGTAAAATAAAAAAATAGATAGTTCTTAGCTTAGCCTAAGAACTATCTATAAATTAACACTTCGGTACTTTAAGAACTATTTGATTTTCTGCTACAACTTTACCTTTCTTATCATATCCTTTAACATTTATTTTATAAATACTTCCCTTAGAAAAAGTATAACCGCCATTTCTCTTGGTTATTACCTTACTCGTGTTTTTAAATAACTTAGTGTAATTACTATTAGGTGGTGTTAAATCAAATGCCCAACTTGCCCCTTTATCGTTATCCACCCAAGCGAATATTCTATTAATATCTTTGCTGTAATCTCTAATTATTAGATTTATTCCTGGAGCACCACCTTGATAACTGGCGTATCCCCCACCATCTATATTAATGTAGGAATTATTTATATTATCATACTCATTTAAATTGTGTTGCCTTATTAGATTGATTAATTGCTGTGCATATATAGGAGATGTTGCATATCCTGCTCTCTGTAAAGCGTTAGCCTGTCCTACATAATCTTTTTCATTAAAAAAACCATGCTGTTTATATCTAGAATTATTTACTAGAAATAAAGCATGATCCTCTATACTTTCTGCGTAGCTATTATAAACTCTAAAGTAATCATTTATAAGTGTCTTCTTACCATTATAATATTCATATGTAGGATAACTTTTTTTACATCCTCTCCATCCACCTATGGCTTTTACTCCAAATAGATTTTTACAATCTCTTGATAAACTACTTTTGCCCCAACCACTCTCTAATATTGCCTGTGCAATAGTAATTGAAGCTAATACCCCATATTTCTTCTGTGAAGCTATAGCCCCATCTTTAACACTATTTATAAAGTTAGTTGTATAGCTCAACTATTTCTCCTCCTTACTTTTTACTGTAGTTTGTTTTACTAATTGATTTCCAAATACTGCAACACCTGCTGTAAGTATTCCCTGTATTACTGCATTTGCATTGAGTCCAATTAAAGCTATAGAACCTAATATACCTATAATTAATAGTATCCATGGTATTGTCCAGTCTTTAATCTTTTCTGTTCCCTTTAACATTAGTCCCAAAACGTATAAAGCAGGTACCAATATAAATGCCTGCTCTGTAATAAATTCCATTATGTTCATTTCCATAAAGCATCCTCCTATTTAAAAATATTGTGTTGAATTGCATAAAAAAAGAAGCTAACTAAAGCTCCTACTGTCAACCCAATATACCATTTCATAACACTTACTAATTGTTTAATTTGATCACATAAATTTTCTATTTTCACATCTACTCTGCTTTGATTTTGTTCTAGTTTATCTAGCCTCCCTGCATGATCATTAAGTCTTTTATCATGTGTTCCAAGTTTATCCCTTATTAATTCTTCATTCATATTGCACCTCCAAATTGTATAATATTTTTTTAATCTGTCTATAATCCTAATATCAACATATTCATAATCATTACCGCCTTTCAATTAAAAGAGCAGTGTTTCAGTACATTGCTCTTTTTTATTAAAATCAATAACTGTATATAAAAATTAAATTTAGTCTATACTCTTAATGAATGTGTTTCATACTGTATTTTCCTTCACTTAAATAAGAGCAATATTATGTTATTATTGCTCTTATTTTTATTTAAATTTTTAATTACTTTTCTTGTATATTAAATTTAAGATGTGTCTATAATACTAATAGTTTTTTTAAACATTAAATCTCCTTTATAATTTTAAAAGAGTAGTGATTGGCAATCATTACTCTTTATTTTATTGCAATAAAAAAGACACCTTATTGAGTGCCTTCTAGTTCTTATTATATTATTCCTAATTGTTTATTTACTTCTTTATTTGTTCTATTTGAAGCTTCTAATATTTTTCTATAAAGTAAATTACCAGTGTATCCTTGTTTTAAATATTTATTTTCATAATACTCAAATGGTAAATTAGAATTATTAATATCCAAATATGCTGCTAACTCTCTATCTTTCATTAGTTTTCTGGCTTGCATTCTATATTTGTTTCTTAGCAAATGAGCTTTTATTGCTTGCTCTTTTATTTCTAATGATTTATCTATTTTATTAACAATGTTTTTATCATGATAAATATACCACTCTCTTACTTTTAGACTACTTAGTTTTCCAATTAAATTTTTATATTCTTCAAAATTAATATCTGTTCTAACCCCTTAAACCCTTCTTTTTAGTATTTGCATCATTTATATAGTATAGATGATATATGAAAACCTGTCAATCTAAAATGAAAAATGTGGATTTTATACATTAATTATCTTTCTAGAATTCCTTCCCGTTTTTCTTCTATAAACTCTTTCATTTAACACGAACATATAGATAATAATTATCCTCAATCCACTCAAAAAGAGCAGTGCTATATAATACACTGCTCCTTTTATTAAAATAAATAATTGTATAAAAGTAATATTATGGTTATACTATTAATAGTCATAGTTTCATATTAAAATTCCTTTCCTAGATAAAAGAGCAATGGCAACGTAGCATTGCTCTTATTTTTTGCAATAAAAAAGACTTCTTAAAAGTCCTAGTTACTTCGCAATATTTTTCAGTTATATCTTTTTCGCTTTGACATGCCTTTGTTTAAGCCATATCTGCTTTTTCTCTAGTGTTGTTGTATCAATCTATCTTAGTTTCAATTCTAAATATCCTTTCTAAAATTTCCTGCTGGATATTTTCTTCAATATTACACTTCCATTTTTAAGAAAACAAAAGAGCCTGGATTAAGCCAAACTCTCTTGTTCTTTATAACTGTATAATATCACTATCTTGGCTCACGAGTTATAACTATATGCTCATTGTCATCTCCCATTAAAATATACAGATTTTCATTTAGATCTATTAACTCTTGAACTACATGCATATTGCTAAGACTATAAAGAGGACTATTATTAACAAACCTATGAGCCATAGCTGGATCTTTAACTACACCAGTATTAATAAGTGCTTCTTCCAACCAATCCCATGGTGGATCAGCTTCATCAACAGGATTTTCTTCATCATATTTTTTTATAGCTAACAAATCCTTATTAGATAAAACTCCATATATAGAATAACTTTTAACAGATGGATTTCCAACTGCTAAACTATAAGTTCCATCTCCACAACCTAAAATTAAAAACTTCTCTTCTTCGTGAGAGCGAAAGTTATGAAAAGATGTCTCAGGGAAAACAGATTGTGAATATTCATCGCCAGTTTTAATAGCTAAATCTAATAAACTAAATGAAATACTATTTGCAATGTTTCTATTTATTCCACATTTAACTAGTATATTTCTTATTCCTTGAGCTGTAGGAGGTGTTCCTTCAGCCACACTTTTATATATATATTTTTCTATTTGTTCCATTGGACCGTTGGTATCATCAGAAAAGCCACAAACAGGCGAAAATTTTTGATTAAATGGTATTATGGATCTTTTACTAATCTCTAATTCCAGATTATTTTTTGTAATAGTAGATGCTTGTACATTTGTAACTGTTAAAAAACTAGATGATAACAGTACCCCACATAAAATGGGCGTAATAAACTTAATCCTTTTATTCATAATAATCCCACCTTCTTAAATATTTTACTTATAATAGTGTATATTATTACCATTCTATAAAAGTTGTAATTATCCTTCACTTTTTCAGAATATATAGAATAATTGTTTTCTTTATCTTAAAATAAAACATACAAATCGAAATTTATCTATTATTATTTTTATAAAAAGGCAAAATAAAAAAAGATCTCTATAAGATCCTTTACTTTGCTTTTTTATTATTTAGTTATGTCGCAATATTTTTCAATTGTACATTAGAGGCTTTTCTTCTTTTATTACTCATTATATCTACCATACCCCTCTGGATCTTTTCCTATAGCTAACCATTCAAATTCACTTCCAACCTGTGCTATATCTGAGCTTACTTTAACTTCAAACCAAGTTGGATAGGTATATATTTTACCCATTGAACTATTGCCACCAACCGAACGCACAAAGAATTCGCTATTCCATCTCCAATAGACATAATTAAACCACCTATCCCCATCCTTGGAAACCCGAGTAAAAAATATTATTTCGGGTTTAAAATCAAACCCTTCACCACGTATAATACCAAAATCTTCTACAATTGATTTCCCCGCATACATTTTGGCACCTATACTCATTTGTCTTATGCTATTAGCTAAGTCTTCAAAGGTTGGATCAGAAGGGATTATTATATTTTTATCTTTGCCAGCAATAGCATCCCTTATGAATTTCTTCCCATTACTGGCATGTGTAAAAGCCTTTTCTGCTTTAGCTTCAATCTCATTTATTTTTTTATCCACTATATCTGAATTATAATTTAAATCTTCTATATTCACTGCATCATGACCTTCTGGCTTTTTAAGTCCATAATTAGCTGTTATTTTCATCCATATCATCTCCTTCGTAAACTCTTAGTTCATCCCAAGTTTTAGAGTTAGAACTTTGCCAAGTTAAATCCTGCTCTTTTAAGAAATTCCATACAGTTAAAGTATATTTAAATTCATATGCTAAATGAGCAGGCTTAATTGTCTCTAACATCTCTTTAAAATCACCCATATTACGGGGGATTCCTTTTATGCCTATAAATTGCACTACAAAAGAATAACTTTCAGGATGTTCTATTATTTCTACTTCTCCACCACTAAAAGCTTCTGCGGTCTCTTTTATTAATTTTTTAGTTACAGTTCCATGACCACGTTTCTTAGCTTTAAGAATTTCTCTACGTTCTTCATAGCTCTTGTTTAAATCTGTTTCTATCCCATATTCATCTTCCCATAAACCTAAACCCCACGTAGCAGTGCCTATAAAACATTGCTTAATTAGGTCTTCTCTTTTCCAGTTCAATAATGCTAATTCATATCCTACAACATCATCCCATACTTTAAATTCTTTTATTTTTCTTAGATCTGGGGGTAGATAAGCTAAAAGGTCTGGTCTATATAATTCTATTTCTTTATTTTTAGTTTCCAATTCTTGTCCATATTGATTTGCACCATAATTTATAGATCCATACAATTATTGCACCACCTTTTAAAAATAGGCAAAATAAAAAGACTATTTCTAGTCATCACTTTACCTTTAGATATTTAGTCATTTTTACCATTAGCTAAATGTTCTAAGTTCAACATTTTCAATGCATTAGCTACAACTTCTTTCATTGGCCCAGGTACTTCATTAAACTTCATTTCACCATACATTAGTAGTGCCACATATATTAATACCATTTCTTTTTCACCACCTTTGCTGATTAAAATTTTCCATGCTAACTTAATTCTTTCTAGCATTTAACCTTTCCTCTACTTCATTTCTAATTTTCTCTGGTACTTCCTCTAGTGTCATCTCTTTATAATCAATTAGTCTCACATAAATTTCTATCATTATAACTTACCCTCCAATGCTAATATTTTTGCGTGTAATTCTACCATGGCTTTCATGTTGTTTATATTATCTCTTTCAAGTTGTTCAATTTTCTTTTGCTCTTCGGCTAGTTCAGGTTCAGCTGGTTTATAATTCTCAATTATATTCCAGTATTCTTCTTCTGTTATTTCTACAATATCATCATGTTTAAACTCCAAATTTTCTTCTGTCTTTACCAAACAATTTTCTATATTATTTTCTTTATAGTAGAATTGACTTCCTGCAGTAAAGAAATCTATATTTAAACCTTTATAATCCATAATATTATTTTTATTTATGTCTAATATTTTTAATATATTCATTTAACCACCTTCCTAACTAAAACATATATCTTTAATTTCCATGCCTTCCCACCTTGCCAGTTCTTTTATTTCATTTACATCTTCTTTTTTGTATGAAACAAGGATATTATTCCTAGATTTATAAATATGTATAATAATTTCATCTGTTAATGCAAGAACTACCTCCTGATTGCCCTCGCTTAACATATTTTGTTTTTTAGTTCCACTCACATCATAAAAATCTCCTTCATACATATAATCACCATTCTTGTTTAGTGGTACAATATATTGTCCAGGAAATCCCCAATTGCTTCCATCAATTTCCCTCAACCTTGTACCATTATAACTACAAATAAACCAATTGTAGTTACTATAATATCCACCATATATAAATGAATCTACCCCGAATACACTGTTGTTTATTTTATTATCGTGATATGGATATTCCATACTTTTTATCTTTACCCCATTAAAGTTATATATATCTAATTTATGTGCTCCTGGTATAATATACATAAGTTCTCTGGATGAATTTATGTATCGAATATTACCGGTTAGCTTACTAAATGGTTTTAGATATGTTTTCCTTAAGTCTCCATTTATACTTATATTATTTATATTATCAGCCATCTTCTGAAACGTATCACTACTGCTCGTTGTAATTCCTTTGTCAGTGATTGCAGTAGCAATTTTTAATTTTCCATCACTGACTAATTGAAAAGCCTGTAGTGCTTTATCATATGCGGATTTGACAGCCTTACTTGTTGCTAACGTAGAAGATGATGTAGAAGTAACACTATCACTTTTATCAAGGTTAAACCCTGTTTTCTTATTTATGCTAGGTTCTGCACCCACATCAGAGGCATTAAGCATCACATCACCTGTTTTGTTGTTTACGGATTTAACACATCCTTTACTGTCATTAATGCTATTCCATTTATCTTTTTCTGCTTGGGTTACAAATTGCTTTGTATCAGTCTCCTCAATCATATCAGCTAAATGTGTTAAAGGATGAATATAGTTATTAGCATTATCTTCTATTCCCCTAAGCTTCTTTTTCTCTTCAGTACTATAATCCTCTGTACTTAACTGTTTTCCTATTATATTATCTACTTTATTTTTATCTAAATTTTTAGTTTCTTTCTTTACTTGTTCTATTTCTATTTGTGTTTTTACTATACTGCCTTGCACTTTATTAATATCATCTGCTTCTACTGTGTCGCCTGGGGTTTCATAAGTTATATAGCACTTATCTACTTTAGCAAAGATTTTTATTTCCTTTTTCCATAGGGTACCACTTGGTGTAGAAAGAATAAAATTCTCTATCTTATCTCCTGTAAGTTTAGGACCAGTATATACTCTTACACTAGAACTATTTACATTATCATGCTCTAATTCCCCTTCATATACACCATTTATTAATATAATTTCCTCCTCTATAACATAGACATTGCCATCAATCTTATTTAGTTTTTCTGTAAATTTATCTATACTTCCTGGGTACAATTATCACACCTCCAATTCCACATGTCCCAATACAGGTATTTCTTCATCTTCTAAACTTATATTTACTGTAGAATTATTTATTTTTAAATCACTATAGTCTAGTACTCCTGAAGTATTTAGGATAATATTACCTATCCTTGCTATACTAATGTAAGAAATTTCAAACCCTATTTCTTTTAAATAATTATCTAATAAATTGCTTAACTCACTTTGTATACTTCCTATATTAAAACCATTTGCCAATGTTATCTTTGCAGTTATATTTATAGATTTTTCTTTAGCACTTCTAATTGTAACTGTAGGGCCTATAGGTCTCTTTTCTTCAATATATTCATACACACTTTTAATTAAAGTTTCACTTGCTGTTTTTTTATTGCTATCTACTATTACTATCTTTACCGTTCCATTGCCATTCCAAAGTGGAAACACTTTAGCTTTTCCTACTCCATCTACTTCCATAGTCCACTTTTTATAATGATATATATTACCAGATGTTATGGGTTTTTGTATTTTTTCTAAATATCTATTATATAAATCTTCACCTGTTTCCATATCTAAACCTTCACTTATTATTTCCCTTAATTCAGCTATAGATAAATCTTCTATATAATCTATTGGAATTAAATTGCTAGAATGAATATTACCAATACTTCCAAATTCCTCACATTCCATTTTATATATTCCGTTATCTATCTTTTCTTTAGCCTTAAAATTTATTTTATCAACAGAAAATCTACTTCCTATAGGAATATTTAAGGGTTTCTTATCACTGTTATAAAAATAACCTTTTTTAATAGCTTTAATAGCTTGTTTTCTTTTAATTCCTTCCTCATTTGCTCTTTTCTCTATATATTCAACTGGTGTATCTATATTAGGAAAAGCACAATCCAAAAAGTGACTTAACTGTGAATACCCGAAAGCTAGTTCCAAAGCTACTGGTGCTAATGTATTAAATATAATGCTTCCTTCTCTCTTATCTAAATCCTCTGGTACTTTATCCATCATTCTTTTTAATATATTTTCTTCTGTTTGTTCTTCAAACACTATTGCACCTCCTTTTTTATAGAAAACTCTCCATAAATAGAAAAAACAATGAACTCCATAAGCACATTGTCCCCATCATAATTAAATATAAAATTATCTATGTTATTAATTCTATCATCTTGAATTAAAGCTTCTTTAATTCTTCTTTTATATTCACTTTCAGCAATATCTCTATCCTTGCCTATAAGTCCCTTTAATTCACTTCCATAATCATCACTATATATGAGATATTCATATCTTTCAGTGTTCAAAATTAAATATATAGCTTGTTTTAAAGCTTCAATTCCATCACAAAAACCAACTATTTTACCAGCTTCAAAATCTATTTTATATGTCTTAGTTGGTTCTATATAATTTTCTTCTATTCCTATATCAGTATCTATAGTTGCTCCTTGCGGCAATATACTAACTTCGCTCATATATTACACCACCTTATCCAGTATTACATATTGTTGTCCGCCTTGAACTCTAAGTAATAAAACCTTATCACCTTGTTTTATACCTTCTCTAATAACTAATTTACCTAATGCGTTGCTATAACCATGATTATGAGTTAAATTTACTTCATACCTAGTTAATCTTTCAGGAATAATAAAAAAATCCTTATCCAATATAAGTTTTTGGTCTACTTTTATTTTAAAATCTTCTATACTTAATACTTCTCCAAATAAAATATTAACTGGATTACTTGCACCAAATGCATCCATTCCAGCTTTCTTCATAATTTCTATCATTCCCATATTTATACCACCTTTAAATCAAAGTCCATAATTAGATTTCCTTTTTCAAATTTATGTGTAGCTTCTTCTATAAGATAATACTGTTTAATTCCTTTTTCTTTTATATCTACATATACACCACTACCAGCTCTTAATTTTAAGTCGGCTGATATATCTGTACTAATTACATCTTTAAGTTTCAATGTTTTCTTTTCTTTGTTTTTAAGTTGTAGGGTTGAGTTAACAAGTTCTTGAATCTGTGCTTTATTCATTTTTTCATCTACCTTATGATAGTATTGGAGCCTTCCCCATTTAGCAATGTTCTTATTATCCTGTGCTATATATACATCTCTACCCTTAGTTTCTTTATTATCTCTTACTATTTTTACTCTATTATAAGTATCACTATCTATGCTATTTTTCCAGTCATAATCACCTAAATTATTATCATCACTTATAACTACAGGTTGCTTCATATTATTTATATTTCTTAAAGTTAAGTATCCAAAATCATCATATAAAACATATGTCTGTTTTGTGTTCATAAGAGTTTTATCTAAGGAGCTATATATTATATCTAATAGCTTTTTATCATCTTCTAATAACTGTGGTATAACATATCCTGTATCTTCTATGGTTCCTATTCTCAAACCTACATCTTTAGCAATTTGAGATATAATTTGGCTGGCTTTTTTATTCTTAAATACATAAGTATCATTAAATAATAAATACCTTATTTGGTCATAAGCAGTTAATTTTATTTCTGGATCTTTACTTCCACCATTATCAAATACATATCCATAAAAGACTTTGTTATTATCTACTTTAAAACTAACCACATCACCATTATTTATAGATATTGTTTTATCCTTTATCAATTTTATATCTAGACTAGAAGGATTTCCTTTTCTTTTAGTTTTCCGTGTGACTTCACTTACTAACTCAGATATATCAAATACATTGCCTTTTTTATCATCAACTAATAATTGTATCTGCATTTAATCACCCCTATGGTATTTTAAAAATTTGTCCTGGATATATAAGATTAGGGTTTTTAATTTTATCCTTATTTAAGTTATATATTTCTTTCCATCTAGCACCATTTCCTAAATATCTTTTAGCAATATGCCAAAGAGTATCTCCTCTAACTACTGTATGTGTTCTAACTTTTGGTTTCTCTACTGGTCTAGGTGGTTTTTTATTTACTTTAGCTAAATTTTTAGCTGTATTATTATTTTTGGGCTTAACTATCACTACTTTCTTTGCAACATAATTTTTATATCTTTTAAGGTCTATAGAATAATAAATGTCTCCAACTTCTCCACCATTTTCACTTATTTTAAAATTTTCTATGGTAAATAAATCATTAATCCCTAAAGTACTTCCTACAAATATAAACCGTATCTTTTGTTCTTTCTCTCTCCACTCTCTAATTTTATTAATGTAAAAACTAGGCTCAAATAATTGTTCTGGACTTACATATGGTCCTTTATATTTAGGGAAAAAACTTTCAAAACTAATTTTCGTTAATTTAGGTTTATTTATTGTATTTATTTCTCCTAAATTTATAATGTCAAAGGTTTTATTATCTCCATCCTCTTCAAATTCTATCTTTTCTGGTAATACTGGGAGTATAAAACCTTCTTCGCCGTTATTTATACCTAAATACACTTTATACATTAAGCATATACCCCCTCTGCACTATTAACTAATTCATTTTCCATATAGCTTTCTATCCTATCAATTATTTTATTTATGTCTGCTTCTTCTTTGATGTCTCCTGTAGTAACTTGTACAGTTGGAGTTAATGTTACAAAGTTTTGTATGCTTTCCTGTTCTGCTAAGCCCCTCATCATCTCTAGATGTTCATTTGAAACATCTATTTTATCATCTATGTTTTTAAGATGCTTATTACCTTTTTTTAATTTTTTATTAGGATCATCCATTCCTAAAGTTCCTGGTCCTTGTGCTTTATTCCATGCATTCATATCAGGCATTTTAGATTGGTCTGAACCTTTACCTATTTTATCTAAACCAAATTTAGCTTTTACATCATCTAGAGTAGCATTTTTAATAAAATCCTGTCCTGATGCTTTGAATTTACTAAAATCAGCTTTATATTCTATCTCTTGTATTTGTTTTGTTTCAATTCCTAATAATCCTCCAAAGAAACCTGATACTTTATTTATGCCTTTTATAGCTCCATTTAAAATATTTATTACTGCATTAACAGCCCATTGAGCCGCATCTACTATATATCCAAACGCATCTGCAAAGGTTTTTCTAATTCCATTTGTAACAGCTCCAAAAGCTAGCATGGCGGTTATTAACCCTATTATTAACCCAATTACTATTCCTATTGGATTTAATGACATAACCAAATTAAATAACCGTTGCTTAATAGTTGCTATAGATATAGCACTTGCTAATCGTAATTTTGCAAAAGTAAGTCCATTAGTTAAAAAAGTCCATATTGCCATTAATCCATGAGTTATTGTTATTAAAGCATTAGTTATAAATATTACAGCATTATAGGTTCCCCAGGCTGCGACAAGTCCAAGTATAATAGGTGTTAGTGCCCATAATGCTATTCCTGTATTTTCAATATTAATTAGTACAGCATTAAATACTTTACTGACTATATCCACCCCAGATTGAATTACATCAGATACCCAAACTACTGCATTGGCTATTATTGTAATACCTGCGTTTATTCCATCAAAGAATGGTTGGAAACTGCCATTTCTAAATCCTTGATTTATTCTGCTTAATATTGGTTTTACAGCATTTAAAGCATTCTCTCCTGCTTGTGAAAATGCAGTTTCTATATTAGATTTTAAGTTATTAAATTGAGCTATTGCCGATTGATTAAATTCTTCCATAGCCTTATCAGTTGCACCTTTACTGGCTAACAACTTATTAAATTTATTTATAAAATCATCCATACTTTTGGACGCCTTGAGTATTTCAGCGTCTGCCTTACCAAAGCCAAATCTTTGTCGAACTGACATAAAATCTCCACTTAAAGCTTCTTTAAGTGCAAATCCCGCACCTTCAAGTCCTTGCGTTGGATCTAAGAAAGCTAATTTTTCAGCTGTTTTATTTAATTTCATAAGATTATCAGTATTTTTAGTAAATTGAATAAAACTTCTTGTTATAGTATTAAATTCTTTTAATCCATACACACTTATATTTGCATATTTATTTAATTCTCCGAAAAAAGCTTTACCAACTTCTTTATTTCCTAACATACCTGAAATAGTAATTAACTGTTGTTCTAATTTAGCAGCACCAACTATAGTTAAATCTATACCTTTTTTTATCGCTTGGAATCCTAAGTAAGCACTTGCTAATCCTTTAACTTTATTTAGTAGTGCATTAGCTGAATTTGTACCTTGATTAAAAGAATTATTTAAATTATTTTGTCTGTTAGATGCTCTATCTTGAGAACTTGCCAATTCTTGCAATCCAGCAGAAGCTCTTTGAATTGCCCCTCTAGCAGTATTTAAACTATTAGTTATTCTTATATCTCTATTTGCACTGTTATTCATATTATCCATAGCACTTATAGTTAAATTTAAAGCTTGTGTAACCTGTTGTAGGGGTCTTGTCATTTGGTCGAACATTCTCAAACTTGCCGATACTGTTGATATAATTATCACCTCTTTTCTATTTTTGAGCATAATAAAAGCACTTACATTAATAAGTGCTTTTATTGTAATGATTAAGTTTTGCTTTATTTAATTTTTAATTTAAACTGTTGTTTATTAGCTGTTATTATAACTTCTAATGTCTTATTGTCTTTTTCTACTCCTTCAGGCACTTCTGCTAAAAAATGAAGTATTCCATTTTTTAAAGGCTCTATTGATGTTATATTAGTATAAGTAAAATTTGATCCACCATTTTCTTCTATTGTAGAAAATGTATTATATTCATATTTACCATCATAAATTACCTTAACAGATAAAAATTCATCCGCACTTTTTCCTGATGTCAACAAACTTTTTATGTTTATTGTAGTATCAAAGTAAGTTGTCCCAGCTTCTTCTGCTTCATAGTATGTATGCATCCCTTCTGGTTTGGGTGGTACAATCTTTTTTGCAAACTTCGTATTAATTATCTTGAATTCACAATAATCATCTATTTTAACTAAATCACCTTTATTGATTTCTTTATAGTCAGCTTTTTTCTTATCTACATTTTTTTCTACTGAAGTATTTTTAGCTGATGTTTCTGTTGTATTACCATCTTTAGCTGGATTTTTTTGATCACACGCATTAAATGTAACTACTAACAATGCAGCAAATACAATACTCATTATCTTTTTCATAGAATCGCTCCTTTAACTTTAATAAATGTTTAATTTTTAATAGAATATTTATTAAAATAGTTGTAAAGTATTGTCTAGAATTTTTAAAATTCGTTATTAGCTACATTTGTTTTGTTACTTTCTATTATTTTCTTTAACTTTGCATACCCTATAAAACTTAGAACAATTGAAGGAATTACAAACATAATATATAACATAAAAATAACTCCTGCCACTGAATATAGAATAGCTCCTGTTAATGCAAATCCTCTTTTATTTGAGAAGTAAGCTACCCAGTTAAATATAGTTGCTAAAACAACTAAAATCATATGTGGTGTAACCAAAGCTGTAGCTATAGCGGCACCTGCAAGCTCAACTCCATCCTTACTACCAAAAATTCCTCCTCCAAAATGCCATATAAGATATACAGAATACAAAGCTCCTAATATTGCTGAAATTAATAATAATTTAGAACGTTTTATTTTCATATTCTCCCCCCATATATTAATATTATTTACAACTATTTCTTATTATTAATTATATAGCAATTTTTGTATATATTCAACCTTATTATCCATTAATAACCATTATGTTTCTTTATTTTAGCTTTATTTGGTAGTTTTCTTCTCATTTTCTACATGTATATCTATAGAACCGTATATAAATGCTCTTTCTTTCCTATCTATTGGTTCATTAGGAGATTTACCAGCTAATAATCCTGGTCTAATCTTTAACCTATGGAGGGCATAATGAGCATAGTTTGCTTCACTATCACCCCCCTTTATTAGTTTTTTGCTTCTTCTATAAGTTCTTGCATACCTTTGTCATATCCATTTATTTCTACAACTTCATTTGACCAGTCCGCATACTCTCCATCACTCATTTTTGATTTCATAGATTCAAGTAATTCTTCTGCACCCATTACTCCCCATGCCTTTTGTAACTCTGCATTTTTTAAGTCTGGATGTACTGTAGTCTCTATAATTTGATTAGCTATAAATTTATCTTGGTCAGTTTCAATTATCCTTTGTCCTTTTAAAATCTTAACCTTTTTACATTTCTTCCTAAGTTCATCTCCTAAAGTGGCTGATATAGGCTTAAACTTCATAACTTTATTTTTACCACCTATTTTTAAAGTTTTTTCTATTACTTCTGCATCCTCAAATTCTTCCATTAAAAAGTCTTTAAAATCCATAATACATTCCTCCTATTATCCTAATACTGGTTTATTAAATTTATCTAACATGTCAACATCTTCAAATGTAAAGCTCATATCTTCCTCTAATACCTCACTATCAACATCAAACATAGCCATACTTACTTCATCTAAATTACAATTTTTTAAAACAATTGTTTGCTTACCAATGTTACTTGTTGGGTCCTCATTAGTTACAGCAAGGTCAAAATAAGTATCAATACCATCTTTCATGTATTTAAGCATTAATTCTCTAAATAGAGAAGTTGCATAATAAACAGTAAGTGTGCCTGTCCCTTTCCAACCTGCTGCTTATTTTGTGTTCCCCTTCTTCCAAGTGTTTTTACCTCTGTCTTTTGCTTTTCAACTTTAGATTCAATTTTTTTAGCATAAAAGAGCTCTTCATTTCTGCCGTTTACAGTTATGTATGCTCTAGCTTCTTGTCCACTAATTGTATCTTCTGCTTTAAAAAATCCCATATATTATTGCACCTCCTATTCTACTTCTACAGCCATGTATAGTTTTTCCATAGCATCAATTGGTTGCACTCCTACAATAGCTACCACAGAATCTTTGTCTTGACCTTGTTCAATTTGCACATCCTCTGGTGTAACATTCTCAACTGCATTCATACCTTGCAGTGTTTCTAAATACTTAATTATATCCTTTTTAAATAAGTTTCTACCATCTGTATTATTATCACCATTACCTATATAACTTCTTTCCCATAGCAATTTAATGTCATTGTTTATGCTGTCTAGTGTTCTAATTACTCTGTTTTTGCTAAATTCTTTTCCCTTGTCTTTACTAAAAGATTTAAATGTATTTATATCCTGTTCTATTACTACTTTTCCATTACTTATAGTAAAAACTATTTCCCCATTTTTAAGTGCATCTTCTATTTCTCTATTCGTATATCTTTTATCTACATCTATAGCACCATCATAAACAGCATAAGTATTTGACTTATTTACATTTGCCCCTGCTGTAGCTCCAGCCACAAAGGCAACTGCTTGATCTGCAGATATCACTCCACTAGGTAAAGTCACACCATTTTTTACACTTAGAATTCCTTCATGGTCTGCTTCTGGGTAGTTTTCTAATACAGCTTGAACTTTTTTACTTTCTCTTTCTCTTTGTCTTTTAATAAATGTTGTAACTATAGCTTTTACGCTTTCATCTTTAGATGTTATACCCATAGTATTAAAGTCATATAAATAATCTATATAGTCTTTATTTATAACAGTACCATCAGTTCCGCCTTTAAGTGGTACTCCTGCACTAGCTTTTAACTCTCCAGTTCCTTTAAATTCTACATAATCATTAGGTTTTAATTCTCCAATGTTCTTAACTAATTGCTTATCTACTTTATTTCCTTCAAATATAGTTGTAACTTCAAATTGAGATGTATCATCTATGTTGTTTTGAATTACTATAGTAATGTTATTTCCTTTAGTTCCACTGTATTTTGCATTTATAGTTAACCCTTCTAATGTAGCAGTAGCCTTAGTTCCTTCATTTAACCTATATAAAAGTAGTGTCTTAGCTTTCTTAAATACTTCTCTAATAAGTAATGCACTATCATCAGTTATATTTATACCTATTACTTTTGATAAATCATCATCCGCATGTATAGTAATAACTTCTTTTTCAGATCCCCATGGTAAAGATAATGGCATTGTTACAATTCCACGTTCTCCTAAAATACTTTCTTCCCTCTTTTGGATTTAAAGTTTATATATGCTCCTGGTCTAATTTTATTTTGTTTTTCCCATGTTCCTCCCGCCATCTATTTCACCTCTTTTTTATTAAAATCATCTATAATCTTTTTAACTTCTTTTAAGCTATATTGTTTATCTTCTAGCAATGCTTTTAATATATCTTTTTCTAGTATTGTAAATTGCTTAGAAGATAATATCTGTTCTTTGCTAAACTTAATTTCTTTTTCTACCATTATATAAATGCACCTCCTGTTTTAATTTGTTCATCTTAGGAGCTTTCTCAATTTCCTTAATCACATGGTAATTAAATTGTAAAAAGAAATGTAGAACTCTATCTATAACCTCATGTGTCATGTTAGTGCTTCTATATAAGCTATTACCTACCTGTATATATTCAAGTACCTCATAGAGCTTATCATCCATATCCAAGCAATCTGAATTAATATCTTCTTTATCACTAAAATAATGAATATCAAAGTATACATTTTTCTTATACCTAATATTGAATTCCTTATCCTGTGCTGAATTTAAAACCTTAATAAAAAAACAAGGCTCTTCAAAGCCCTGCTTTATTTCTTCATTATATATAGTTGTGTTTGGGAACTCTTTATCTAAAACATTATTAATTCCTATCCTTAAATCATCTATGTTAGCTATATTATCACCTTCTTATTTAATGTTATAATCCTATTGGAAGGAGGTGTTAATTATGGATCTAAATAAACTTGCTGCTATAGAAGAATCTGTACTTAAAGAGTTTTTTGAAAATAATATTGTTGATACTACAAATCCAGAATTAGTCAAGCAAATAGCTAAAATATCAGCTAGAATATCTATAATTACTTTATCGAAACTTTTGGAGTCAAAGTAATTAATTTAGTGTCTTTATTATATACACCTTGTACATTATTGATTTCTTCAGCCATATGTGATTCTATATGAGAAATAATTCTATCAATCTCTATCGGCTGGACTTGCTTTTCAAGTTCAGCCACTCTTTTCTTTAAATCATTAATTTCTTTTTTTAATTCTTCCACCTTTATCACCTACCATTCAGTATTTGCTCTAATAATTCTACTTGCTTTTTCTCTAAAAACTTTGGTAACTGTCTTTCTATCTCTTGCATTGATATAGCAGCCATAAATCTACCTTCAACCCATCCTTTATGGTCTCTTGTCCTATGCCCATATTCTACATAAGAAGCATATTCGGTATTATTAAATATTTCTACTACATAGCTATCTCCATGTTTTTCTATACTTCCAACTTGCCAGTTACGTCTTAAGTTTCCCCCTGTTTTGCCAGAGACTTCTGGATACACCCCAACTGGAGTTCTTTTCTTAATTTTTCTTTCAGCCCTAAAAGCCATTTGAAGAAGAAACTCTTTAATCCATCTTTCAATTACTCTTTCATCTAAGGCCTTATTAAATCTTTTAGCCATATTCTTAAAATCACTATAATCAAAACTACCCATCCTACTCATTAAGCTTTATCCCCTTTACTTAAAATTACTTCCTGGTGTGTATTATAAGGAAATCCTTCTCCAGCTCTATAGCTTTCTTTATTTCCAAATTGGTTAGTAACTTCTACGGTATCACCTTGTTTAATTTCTAACTCTGGAGCAATAAAAAGCTTAAGTTCATAAACTACTTCATTTACTGTATCAGTTTGATTATTTTTACTTAAGCTTTGTTTTGATACTCTACAAGGGATATCTTTATATTTTATTTTTGGTACTATTTTAGTTTCTTTAGTAACAGGGTCTTTAACCTTCTCTTTACCTCCGGTTATATTACAAGTACTATCATATAAATTTTCTACTGCTTTTCTAGCTTGTTTAAATGCTTTATCTAACATTACCACACCAACTTTCTATATTTGTTCAGTTGTGCTTTATAATCCTTAAGTAAGCTATCTTTAAACTCATTGGCTGAACTTCTATAACTTATGGACGTATCTCCTTCTGTTATAGAAGAAATAGAACCTAAAGAACTTTCTTCTTCCCCTAGGTTCTCATTTCTATACATGTCTATAGCCATTTTTAAAACTGTATTATTTAAAGCTTCTGGTATTTCTTTAATGTGGCAATAATTTTTTACTATTTGCTCTACATCTTCTAATGCAAATTCCAATAAAAAATCCTTAGAATTATCTTCTAAGGTTATACCTAAAAGCTTTTTTAATTTTTCAAGATTTGTCATAAAACCACCTTCTTATATCTTATGTTTAAATGCTACTATTCTTATTTGTTTTGGTTCATATACTGGTTGCCAATTAGATGCATCCTGTAATTCTAATCTTGATGGACCTTCTGTTTTTGCTACATTAGTATTTGTGAATTTAATTCCTCTAGGGTGAAGAATACTTGTTTTCCTATTAATTAAATAATCAACACCACTACCTTTTTTCTTGTCCCTATCAACTTCTGTAGGAATGAATCCCACTGGACTGCCATTCCCCAATGCGATAGCACCTTCCCCAAATAAATAAGTTGTAAATATCATGGTAGCTCCACTGCCTTCATAAGGACAACCATCATCAATTATTATTCTTTTTCCTTGATAAGTATCAAAAGTTGGACTATCTGATGGTCTAACTGTATCTATTAAATTTTGCTTCCTTAGAGCTGCCTCAACGGCACTATGCATAGCAACAGCAGTTAATAATTCTTTAGCATCTCCCAAACATTGTTGAGCATCTACAAAAGCACTTCCACTCCACTTAGCAGCATTTCCACTCAAGGTAGAAATATCTAATAAGTTACTTGCAAGTCTTATTTCTGATTTTTCTCCTGCTACTGTTCCAAATATACCTTTAAGTATTGCTATTAATTCTTTTTGCATGTCTCTAGTCCAGAAGTTAGACACTAATGTTCCTATAGCTGCCATTGGATCACTTCCTGCAAGTGCTGCACTTAAATCAGTTGCACTCCACATTTTTGCCCTTCTTATAATTGCTGCTACATCTTTATTAGAAGTAATTTTATTATTTTCTAGGTCTTGATCTTCTATAATCTGTTCTGATTCCCCTGTTAAATCCTCAAAGAATGGCATATTGATAAGTGGAGAAGCTTGACTTGCCAAGTTATCAAACTCTGAATTGTTTACTACAATTCCACTTTGCACTAATGCACTTTTCTCCATAGTTTTATTAATTACATATAGGTTAAATAATTCTGGTACTATAACATCACTTAATTTTGTTCCTGTCATATTCTATACACTTCCTTTTCTTATATATTTAAATTTAAGCCTGCTGTACTTGCTAATTCCTTTGCTTGTGCTGGGTTTTCTTTTAGTATTTTTCCTTGTTCTGTCAAATTAAAAGTATCTTTAGCAAATGGATTTTTTCCTGTATAATTCCCACCTCCTGTTGGATTATACTTTGTATCTACTTTGTCAGTTTTGAATATATGTGAGATACTCTCTTTATAAGGCTTTATTGTCTCTTCTAAGCCTATAATATTGTTATCCTTATCCCAATTAAACTTATCTATTCCGCCATGCTTATAAATTAGGTAATCTGCATCAGTTACACCTAAGTCTTTTAATTTATCTTTTAATGCATACTCCTTTTTAGTATTAGCTGCATTTGCTTCTAATGTTTTTATAGTCTCTTCATGTTCTTTTATAGTTTTCTGTAAAGCTTCATTGTCACCATTATTCTTCTTTAAGTCAGCTATAGTTGTATTAGCTGTTTTAAGCTGACTGTTAATATCATTAAATGTTTCTTTAGGTACTGCATTTTTAGGAAACTCTGTATTGATTTGTTTCATTAAAGATTCAATATCTAAACTTCCATCTTCTTTTTTCTTAGCACCTTCTAATAATTTTTTTAACCATTCCATTATTTTTATTCTCCTTTACTCTAATAGATTTTTATACCTGCTCTCCAGGTACTGTAGAATTACCTTTGTTCTTTATGCCCTGCAAAACTTTAAAAAGGGCAAAATAAAAAGCCTTATTTCTAAGACTTATAGTTTGTACACCTCTTTCAAATATGGTAATATTTTGTTGAAAGGAGGTGATTTTATGAGTAATTTAATCAAACCTGGAACAGATAACCAGCCTGCAGGAAAATATAAAGAAGTTGGTCCTCGTGGCGGTAATGTTCCAAAAGCAAGAGTAGTAAAAATTGATCCAGGTGATAGACTTCCTCCTACTCAAGAAAAAGGTCGTAAGTGGGAAAAATTTAAATAGTTAAATTTCTATTCTTTTTTTCCATATGCAGAGGCATAAACTGAATATATTTACTTGTATCCAAGCCTCTGCATATCTTTTTCCACTTTCCTCATACTTTGTAATATAATGATGCATAATGTTCACCTCGCTTTCAGACATAATAAAAGCACCTACTATTTTTACTTAGTAAGTGCTTATTTATTTAAATACTCTTTTATGATATTTATATCTTCATTAATATATTTATTATCTTCTTCTGTAAATTCTTGATTAAATTTATTACTTTCTATGAGCTCAATTCCACTTCTAATTACATCTTCTACTCTTTTTTCTATGGTATACCCATTATTAATTTGAAATAAAGCTATATTTATAAAATGTAATATCTTTTGCAAATAACTATTTTCAAATGTTTGTTTGCAATCGTCTAGTATTTTATTAGTACCTTGTTCTATGGGCAATTCATTGTCTAAAAAAATTTCTATTTGGTCAAAAACATCTTCTTTTATCTCTATATAATCAATCATTTTATTTATCCTCCCAATGCACATCTTTTTTACCTGATGCTAGGTTAACTTTAACATTTTTATATTTATCAATAAATTGTTTTGCCACACCTCGGCAACTTTCACACATATCTTTCTCGGACAATAAAGTTATCTCCTTTACACCCTTCGCTTTACTATCTAAATACTCAAATATTTTTGCTTCTGTATCTAAAAATCTATCATAGCCATCTACTACTTTTGTCTTAAAAACCCTACTTTCCTTATCTTTTAACAAAATTAATTCATTCTTATCTCCTTTAAACTTTTCATATCCTTTATTAGTACTTTTTTGAATTTTACTATGAGCATATTTTATTGTATTGTCATATTGGACTACTGCAATATTCCCCTCTTTTTTATATTTTCCTGTAAATTTATTTCTTTTAGTTTCAAAAGCTAACTTGTGTAATTCAAGTATCTTCTGTGGACTAACATTTCCGTAATCCACTTTATAGGAATTCACTATTTTAAAATTACTCTTAAGTTCATTCCATTTATCAATATCATTATACTTCAAGTCTTGAAATTTTTCAAAAGATTTAGGAACTAAGTTTTTTAATACTTGTATATATTCATCAAATAACTTTTTATCATTATATCTATTTTGTAATTTCTTTTCAGCTATTTCTTCCTTTGGGTTTCCCTTGACATACTTATTATACCAATTTTTATAATTCATATTTCCATCTACATAATAAATATTGCCTTCACTATCTCTAGCTATTCTTTCTTCGTCTATTTCATCTGGAAAATATGCCACTGTAGTAGTTCTACAATTTGGATGAAATGGTGGAGCATTAACCCCTATTTCTTTTTCAGATATCTTAAATACCCACCCATCCATTTTTCTACATGTCCTACTAGTACGTAAATCTAAAGTTGCAAGTATCTCATATTGTTTAATTACACCACTTTTATTATAGCTATCAAATGTTGCCTTAGAAGTTATATATGCACTTTCTGTATTAACTAATGTTCTAGCTCTATTCTTAGCCACATTCATCCTTTCAGCTATTATCTTAGAAGTTTTATCTATGCTATCACCACGAATAAAAGCTTGCGTTAAATTAGTTTGTAGTTCCATAATAAGTTTTTCTTTATTATTCCATATCCTACTGCTATAGTTATCACCATACCATGGTTCTTTTATAACCTTATCTATTGTATTAGTATCCAACTTAGCAAAGTTAACACCAATTCCTAAGCCTTTATGAACTTCATATATATTTCTATAGTAAGTATCTTCATATATTCCATTTAAAAGACTTGTAACATCATTTTGTTGCTTAGAATATAATAACTGTATTTCATTATTAATCTGCGTTTGTAGAGATTGTAGCCTACTTATTCTAACCTTATAAGATACATTATTAAGTTCCTGCTCCCATTTATCATCTATATTATTTTTAGCTTTATTGGTGAACTCTTTTAAACCCATCTTGAATTCTCTTAACTCATTAGAATTTAATAATCTTTTAGCTTCTTGTAAAGATATTTCATTATTAGCAGCAAACCTTGAATAAAACGATTCTATATCCTTTTGTATAGTATATAGAGCCTCCTGGTATTCCAATTGCATAGATAATATATAGTTATCAGCCTTTTTATATTGTTTTGTTGCTACCTGTTCTGATCGTTTCTTCCAATATTCTTTATTTTTCATCTGATTCACCTTCTGGTGGTTCTTCTAAAGGAAAATTGGGGTACATTTTCTCATTTTGTTCTTTTTCCATTTGTATTTGCTTCTCTTCTGCATCTACATCTTCTACAAATGGATGATTTTTTATAATCGACTTATTAGAAATAACTCCAACACTTGAAGAGCATATATCAGATAACTCACTATCATTAGTTATTGCTGTTCTAGTCCATGTTTGGGCAATTGATTTACACTCAACATTAAGATGCTGGCAAATTACTCTTATAAATTCCCCAAAACTTAACTTAAATTCTGTTTCTGTAAGACCAGCTTTTAATTCCAATAAAGAGTACATAAACTTTAAAGCAACTCCACTTGCATCACCAAATCTATCTGGTTGTGGGTCCACTCCTTGTCCTTGTTCAAATATCGCCTTTCTAGTTGTGCCCAATAATTCTTTTCTTGCTTCTATAGGAATATCTATTGTCAATGTGCTAAGACCACTTTGACCATTTTTATCCGAATCACCATTATTTTCGACCTTTATTGTTTTGTACTTTTTTATTTGGGTTAAAAACTCTCCAAGACTTTCTCCTTCATATCCACTTAATATAAATATTATCTCCTGTATATCTTCTAAGTCATTAACAAAACCACTAAAAACTTTATCATAAACATCTATTAGTGGTTTAACATTGTCAAGATCACTTGTCATTATATTGTTATTAAAGAATGGTATAAATGGTACTCTTCCAAAATTATGTTTAAATGTATCCGTCATTTCCATTGTTTCTGTATCAACAATGGAGCTAGTAAACATTTTATAGCTTTGCAGACATGCATCTATTGACTCATTAGCTTTTTTCTTAAATGCATTGCATTCTATATCTGTCCAATACTCATATATATTGTAAGTTTCTCCATCCTCGTCTATATTATCATACACTCTAAGCACTGCTATAAGCTTTTTATTAAGACTTGTAGACCATATAGGTATTATTTGTTTACTGTCAATTACTCCATACTCAAATTCTTCCTTCTCATTTATCCAGTAATGAATCCATGCTACCCCATTATTGGATGCATTAATACATAAATCCTTACATGTTTTTGGATATACATCTCCAAGTATTTCTGTAATTTTTTTATTGGCATTTTTGTTACCTACATCAAAAAGTGGTGGAGCAGTAAACAAATAACTTGCCTTTTGATTCACTAATAACCCATGAAAATTACTTGATATTCTATTATCTGCATTTCTTAATGGGTTTTCTGAATCCTCGCTATCTTTCTTTTTTAATGTAAGTATATCATTCTTATTTCTATAATATCTTTCAGCTATCATTGACTTGGTAATAAATTCAGAATGATGTGCTGTATGTTCTTTAATCATTTTCTTTACTACTTCTATATTCAACATCTCACCTCCTTATTTTAATACTGACATGCCACTTGATGTATTTATTTTTTCGGCAATTCCAGTTGTTGCGTCCGGAGCATCATCATGTTTATTCTTACCTTCTCTTTGATAAGTTGTCATAGCTTTATAATACTCTTGCCATCTATCTCTCCAATTAACTGGATAATATATATGATCCATAACCCAAGTAGCATTAGAAAGTATTCTAGCAACTTTATTTTTACTTTGATGGAACCACTTAATTCTTGTTTTGTTACTTCCAAACTTTTCTTTAAGTATTCTTTCAACTTGTCTTGCAAATCCTTTACCACCATTGTTACTCTCTATATCAGCTACATTAACCTCATTTTCATAAAGCATTTTTGCAGTTATAGTTTCAGTAACTTCCATAGGCTCTTTAGTATATAAAACATCTAATACATAAGCTTCTTTGTTATATACCCCATAGATTATTACGCATAGGTAGTCTGAACCTTCATCCGCAGTATCTACATAAGCTTTAATCTTTGTAAACAATGGATTTCCGTTACTATCTCTAGGTATATCTGTATATGTTTTAAAACTACTATAAAGCCTTCCTTTTAGGTCAATAGGCTCCTGCTGATAGTTAGCACTTGCTATATCCTCACCCATAGCTTTTACCTTATTTATATAACTTCTATAGCTTAATACCTCTGGGCAAAGCATTTGTTTTTTCTCTTTATCAATCAATGCTTTCATAGAAATATGTCTAATCTTAATCCCTTGTTCATTGTAATAATCTAATGCTTTACCTGCTAAATCATCACTAGCCCATCTAGTCATTATAATTATTATTTTTCCACCTTCTTCAAGTCTTGAAAGCATAGTATTGGTAACCCATTCCCAGTGTTTTTGCTTAACACTTTCGTTATAAGCTTCTTCTGCATTTTTAATTAAATCGTCTATAATCATTAATGAACAACCAAACCCTGTTGCAGTACCAGTAGGAGAAGTAGCTAAATAGTTATTATATCCACCTTCTAAGGACCATAAGTTCATGGCTCCATCACCATGTTTAATTGCTACTCCTGGAAATACATCAGAAAATACTGGTTTGTACTTATCTGCTTTTTCTTCTTGAATAGAATTCCTTACATTCTTAGAAAACATAGTTGATAGAGTTTCATTATACGACCCTGTCATAATCTTTTCATTTTGATTTTTACCAAGAACCCATTCAACAAATAAACCAGCTGTCCTACTCTTACCGTGGCGATTATCGAGGTGGTTCATTAATTATTAATACTTCATCACCACTCTTGTAAAAGCTCTGGAATTCATTACATAACTCAAGTAGGTATTTTCTGTTAGTTTTATAGAAATCCGGGGCTTTTAAATTGCAATAAAAAAAGAACTCACGTCTTGCAAGTTCTATCTTTGCCCCTAATTGTATTAACTTTTTATCAACCACCACAATAATCACCCCCTTTTTTATATGTAAATCCAATGAAGTGGATTAAGCTTTATTAATTTTTTATCCATCTTCATCACTAGTTGCTAACTTTAACAGCTGCTCTGTTGTAAGGTCCTTATATGGATTATTTACATTCATATTTCCACTATGCTCAACATCTCTTTTGTCTCTCCATTCTTCTGGCTTTCTGTTCTTTAACCAGAATATTTGAGCTGTAGTATCTGGTGGGGTATATTGTTCTTCATCAACAAGTATTACTTCTTCTGTTTCTCTAACTCTTTTACCATTGTCATATTCAACATTCTTAATTTTAAATGCCTTTTGAACTCTTTCTTTAAATCCTAAAGCTTTCTTTAATAAAGCATTTTCTACTTCAAAGTCTATTACTTCTTTTCCATTTTTAAGGGCTTCGGAAAGTTCGGAATGTTCCTTTTTATATTTATAAAATGTAGTTAATCCTATTCCTAAATTCTTTGCTATTTGTTCATCAGTGAGCCCATTTCTTGCCCACCCTTCAACTAATATAAGTTTATCTTTTACATTAGTTTCATATTTAGATTTAGCCATAGACTCACCTCCTCATTGTTAATTGCTATTGTTTGTTTTGGGAATAGAAAAAGACACCCATTATTGAGTGCCTAATATCTTCTTTCCTAAGTTATTCACTTATATTTTCCCATTACATATTTATTATTTTATGAAGTTATAAAAAATTTATATATTGCAAATCATTAAATAACTACGAATTATCGTTTCCTTTTTTATGACTTTTATATAGTTTTTCTAATACATAAAAACTAGGAATAAAGAAACCACTAAATGCACATATGTAAACTATATAATAAGCCTCACTTAATCCTGGAATAATAGGTGGTAATATAAAACCTCCAATTAAAAGACCAATAAAAGCACTAATAATGGATAGTATAAATAACCGCATATAGATTATCCTTTCTTTGATTAATTTTAGAATTTAAGTGTAGCTGATTGTGTTCCAGATATTACTGTAGTGGTATTAAATGAAAATCCTAAAGGATTTGAACTAATACTTATTGATGGAGTGAAATTAAGTGTACTATGTCCATATTTAACTACTGCTGCTATTTTATTTATTGGAGTTCTATCAGTACCCACTGTCCAATAACCATTACCTGATTTAGCAAAAGGATTAATACCTTCTATATCTACATATGATTTAAATAACCACATTCTACATTCCTCCTTCCATGTAATTTCTTCTACATAAAAAGAGGTAATCCTCCATCATTTACTTGTCTATTTCCGATTGTTTGCGACACACATACAATATATAGTATTTATAATCCACACTATTAACAATATGTTGTGGATTATCATTAGTTAGCTGTCTACTAATTACTAGTTAATTTATTTGCAATGTATCTCCAATCTCGACAAGCTTGTCGTTACTAACGAATCTATTTATCTCTGCCTTATAGCTCCTCTATGCCTTTTGTAACTATCATGCTTCATAAGCTCCATTACATCACTAAAAGAGATGTGCTCTCCCTCCCTCCTAGACTTCTTCTTTCTATTCTGTTGCTTTAATCTCTTATGTATATCTGGTTGCTGTGCTTTTATTATCTTTTCTATCTTCACACCTCTCACTCCCTTTTAATCATAATAGAAAAAGACACCTACTTTTATTTAAGTAAGTGCCTTTTGTGTTAATAAATGTGGCAAGTACGCACTACTTGCCTGTTACAGTAATCCCTGCTGTAACGATTCAGTTGTTAAATTAATTATATTTGTTTATGTTACTATTCTAGCATACTTTCATACTAGAATTAATGTGGGTTTAATGCAATTTTAATGCATAGTTATCTATTTTTTAATGCCATTTTTATAACATTATTATTATTTTTCTTAGATTTTAATTTTCCTTCATCTAGACCTAACAATACCTCTATCTCTTCTCTATTCAATGTTAACCCTGTGTCAGATAAATTTTCAACTATTTCATCTTCATCTAAAATATCATTATCTAAAATAATATCTATTGCTCTTTTTAAAATTGTTGGTTCTTTTACTATTAAAGTATCATCTAGAGGTTCTTTCATCCTCCAACCTAGTTTACTCATTTTTTTCATCAATGTTTGATAAGAACTATTAGTTATAACTTCTAATTGATTTGCTCTAACTAGCATAGCTGATATAGATGTTCTCCATTTTTTCTTTAATTCTTTATAATAATTTAAATCAGTTGGATATATGCTAACATCTTCTATAAATTTTTCTTTTGGTAATAAAAATGCTGCTGCAAATTTATGTGCATCTTGTTCCATACTTCTAAGTTCATCTTTTGTTAAATCTTCAATGTCTAAAAAGGCATCATGCATTATTATATGTCCTAACTCATGTGCTACACTGAATTGTCTTCTTACAGCTGAATTTTTATCATTTCCTAACACTATTAAAAAATGTTTTATACCATTTATGTTTTGTTGTTGACTAAAAGCATCAATATTTTTACTTCTAGTATTCATAGAAGTAATTATTATACCATTTTTTTCAAGAACATATATTATATCTTTAATAGGCTCACTTCCTAACCCCCAATATTCTCTAAGCTTATTAGCCATATCTTCTATTTCCATTTCTTCTTCAAAATTAGGTATATTTAATTCAGGAAACTCTATATACTCATTTAAAAAAGAAAAAACTTTTCCTATAATTTTTGTTTTTTCTTTTTGAGCATTCTCTTCTTTTTTAGACATCCGACTCGAAGCCCTAAAGTATGTGTTTCCTAATTCTATATCTATACCATTATTTTCATAAAAATATTCTTTTGGGAAGTTAAGACTATTAACTATTTTCATAAGAATTTCAAATTGAGGTGATATCAAGCCATGTTCATACTGAGAAATAGTTTGTCTTGAAACTCCTATATCTTTAGATAAATCACTCATACTTTTCTCCCTATACTTTCTAGCTGATTTAAGCCTTTTACCATTAAATTTATTTTTAGAATTATTAGCTATTAACATTTTTCATGTTACCCTCCTAAGCAAGATCAGTATCTATTCTTTTTTTATATTCTTTTTTGTTTTCTTATTTTTAACAAGTTCTGTATCATTAGTTTTATCATTAACCCTCTCTTTTATCTTTAGAGGAATAAGTGGAGTATTCTCTTCAAATTCACTTTTAGTATCAATAATTTCTTCTACACCTACAGAAATATATTTGCTCCAATTACATGATTCAATTATATTTAAATCACAATTTGCTATAACTGCTAATATTTCCGTTAATCTTTCCTTATTCTCTGTAAATAATATATTTATACATCCTTTTATCTTATCTTTAATGTCAGGTATCATTTTTTTAAATTCTTCAAAAATATATTCAGTATTTGATAATTGTAGATTTGGAATAAATGAAGTTTGCTTATATGTTTCCATTTTTAAATTATTATTAGGTAAATTTAAAATTTTACTATAATGCGATTTATTCTTACTATCTTTTTTTATTTCAAGAAATCTATCCTTTTTCAATAAAATATATAACAAATCATAGTCTGTTCTATATATAGCTACTAATTGCCATAATGGTCCTCTTGAAATTCTATAACATTTAAACGGTTTATCTCTAAACGACTGTTCTATATTTTTAAATATATAATTCCATCTATCATGATATCTGCCATTTGTTGTCGGATGATTTTTTTCATTTAGATCATAATTCTGTTCCTCTCGTGAATCATTAAGATTCTTAATTAATTTTCTTATATTTTCAGGTTCTAAAAAATTTTCAGGCACAGTTGACTTGATAATTTTTTCCAATATAAACTCACCTCTTAAATTATTTTATAAAGTAATTTTACCTTATTCTATAAATTTGTCAAGTCAACTAACCTTTTTTATTCTTTTCAGTTAACCATCAATATTTCTAAACAACTGATAATATTAATAGATCTTTTTATACCATTCTTCCCATTTAGCTACATTTTCAACTAACTTTTGTCTTTTTCTTGTAGCTGTTGATTGATCCATTCCTAAATCATTTCCTAATTGCCAATCTTTTTTTCCTTTACCATACTTTAGCTTTAGAAACTTTTTATCTTCTTCTCCTAATTCCCCTATGTTATCTTCAATTATTATGTTATCAGCTTCTATGTTTCTTATTTCTTCTTCTAGCAATCCTATTTCTTCTTCTTTTCTAGTCTTTTCATTTAATAGTCTATCCGTTATTCTCATTAGTGCTTGTTCTGCATAGCTTGCACTATTATTAGATGTTTGTATCCTTTCTTCGTATGTTATAGCTCTTGATTCCTCTGGAATGTTAACATCAACATTACGTAGCTTTATATCAATATCATTTATTTGTTTTTTAAGCAACTCTATTTTTCTATTTAAACTTTGTATCCTTCTATCTTTACAATAATAATTGTATAGCTTTCTTTCTGTTTTTCTAAAAGTTTCTTTATCTATCATTCAAGTCCTCCTTACATAATTGCCTTAATGTAATTCTTTCTCCATTTGTTGTACACTTTCTCTGCCTTCTTTTCATCTATGTTTAACTTTTTCATTATCTGCCATTTACCCTGTTGCGGTGTCATTCCAGGAAGTTGTTCTTCTAGCCATTTCTTAGCTTTATCTTTGTTCATATGGCTTTTCATTCTTTCATAACTAATTCTATTTTTAACAGCCGATTCAGTTCTTCCTATTTTTTTAGCCATTTCTCTATATGTCATTTTCCCTTGATTTTCTAAAATATATTTATCCTCTTCTTGTGTCCATAGTTTAACTTTTTCCATAGTTACTCACTCCTATTTACACTATCTAAAATAACCCTTAGAATATCTTTTCTCCAATTTTTTTGTATCTCCTCCTAAACAGGCATTTATCTGTTCCATAAAAAGCTTTAACAGTAAACTCTATTCCAGATTGAGTACTTTGTTTTAATGCATGTTCCTGGTTATATTTACAATCTATACGTCTACAACTCCCCCTTGTACAATATATTTCTTCTAGTCTTTCACAACCTTTAAACATTACTGCCATTCCTCCATTCTTATGTAGTCTGGTCTATCTAGTTCTTTCTGTTTTATAGCTTGTACTTTTTTAATGCTATATTTTACACTTACTGATGCTATAGCTATACATGTAAGCATAGATATTAATATTATTTCCATTACTATCCCTCCATGTTTCCTGATATAATATTTGCAACTCTTTCAGCGTATCTAAATTGTTGTTTTATATAAGAATCATCTTTCTTACCCCCAGAAGCTAACCAATCAGATATTCTTTTGTCTATGTCTTGAATTACTTCTGCTGGGATATACTTTGAGTTATTAAGGATATCCTTCACACTATTTATTTTTATTCTCATATTCCTCTCTCCTTTCCATGTATAAAACCCCACCTAAGTCCTGTATCATATATCTATTTAAAAATCGCTTTGTAAGCCTTATTTTGTGTTTAAAATTCTTATAAGGAATAGCCAATATATTAATTTGACCTTCTTTTGGCATATGATTTTCCTCCTATCTCTCTATAATTTCAGCATCATTTTTGCTTACTGCTTGTACTTTATATACTTTTCCAACTTTGCCAAAATACCTGGTATTATTTTTTACATTCATTATTATTATTTTCATGTAACTATCTTTTCAATTGATTGTCATATAAGAATATATTTGTATAACTATGTCCTCATATGACTTTATTAACATGAATTACGTACTATTTTGTAAACCAATTTCTACCTTTATTTTCAATATGCAATAGAACTCCACTATAACCTTTTTGATTTGTAGTGCACTCAATATATTTACCATTATAGGCATAACCTTGCACAACACCTTTATACTTCTTACCACAACTTATATACTCTATTTTCTCTCCAATAGGTATATCTCTAAATAATTATAAAATTATATTTAATATAAGTATGAATATAATAATTCATTTTTAATAATACTAGTTTTATAAATCGTTTAAGGAGGCATGTTAATTATGTCATGTAAACTAACTGATGTTCTTAATAAGCAAATCGCTAATTGGAGTGTATTGTACATTAAACTTCATAACTTCCACTGGTTCGTTAAAGGTCAACAATTTTTCACTTTACATCTAAAATTTGAAGAACTTTATAACGAAGCTGCACTTCATATTGATGAACTGGCTGAAAGACAGCTTTCAATTGGAGGTAATCCAGTGGCAACTATGAAAGAATGCTTAGAAATTTCATCTATAAAAGAAGCTACTGGAAATGAAGTTGCAGAAGATATGGTTGCAACAATCATTAGTGATTATAACACTATAGTTAGTGAGCTTAAAACCGGAATGGAAATAGCCCAAAAAGAAAATGATGAAACTACTAGCGATATGCTTCTTGCTATTCACACTGCACTTGAAAAACATGTTTGGATGCTAAAATCATTCCTTGGTAAATAACAATAGTTTACTAACAGGGGTATCTAATAATATAGATATCCCCCTATATTAAATAGCTAATTTCAACTTATTACTTTACAATATTCCCAGCCTATCCAATCTTTTGTAATCTTAGCAACTGTATATATTTCCTGTGCTATTGCTACTGTATCTACTGCCATTGCATCACCTCTGTTATTTTGCTCTTAAATCAAATTTCATTTGCTTGTCTGCTTTCTTAAGCATTTTAAAATCTTCTACATCAAATCCATTCATAAGATTAGGTATTGGGCTTATAGTAGTCTCCCAACCTAATCCTAAGTTTCCTATTACCTCTTTCCAACCTTTAACGTCTGGTTCTCTAAGCTTGTCCTTATCTATTTGTTTTAAGCAGCTATATATATGAGCTACTACCTCTTCATAAGAACATCTTTCCATCCAAAATTCTCTGCTCTCTATAATAAATTTGTATCCTGTAAATTCAGTTAATTGTGATGGGGCTTTCTTTATTTTCATCACCCAATCAGTATTTCTATTTATTTCATCAGATACATAGTCTACATCCTCAATAAACAATATTCTATCTACATTTATACAACTTAACTCTGGAACTTGATTTATAAGATTCTTTTTAATTTTTTCTAGCTATAGGCTGATAAATATCATTTTTTATCCAGTGCTTAGGTCCATATTTGCCATTATTAAGATTAATTATCCTTTGTATCTTCCCATCACTTTCTGATGTTACATATTGAATGTTATAATGGCTACACTCTATTTCATGTATCAATTCTCCTGTGTCTGCTATAACCCTTATTTTACTCATTTATTTTTGGCTCCTTTCTTTTCTTCTCTTCTAACCTTTTGAAGTTCATCATATTCAATCCAGCCTGTTTCACTGTATTTAAGACTTCGACATATCCATGTAAGCTTTAAATCTCTATATTTTTCATCAAACAGTTTTCTTTTTAATTTAGCAGTTTCTGTTGCCATCCCCTTTACGTCTATTACTTCCTCTGTGCCATCCAGATGATATATTAAGAAATCTGCTACATATTCAGCCTTTCTATACTTCTTACCCATTTTTTCAAAGGCTGGCCTTAATTCATATTTTGGTTGTAATTCAAAATTTAATATCTTCTCTTGAAATTTAAGCTTCTTAAGGTACTCATAATATTTACCTTCATCTTTACTATCAAAAGTATTTCCATCTATAGTTATCTTTTTAGCTCCATATTTACTTCTAGCCATTGTTATCCTCCTGCATCTATTATTAATTAATTATCATATGATAATATAGATTTACAACTATACTCCCATATAACTTTATTTCTACACCAAAACTACACTCTTAGTATATAGATCCACTTTATTTACACATTCTTTATACACTCCATTATCCAGTACTACAAAGTATTTATTATCCATGATAACTTTACCTTTTGTAATTAAAGTATCCCATCCTGTTGTCCATTCCATTCTCTTGGTTTTTATCTTTTGCCCTTTATTAAATTTAAACTTCTTTTCTGCAATATCCATCTTATTTATAACCTTGTCCAATCTCTCTTGCCTATCGATAAAGCATTGACATTTTTGTTCTATTGCCGCAGGTGTTCTGCCTATATGTTTAGACATTTCTTTGTAACTTAATTTTCCTTTATTTTTCCTTATAAAGTCTAATTCCGCATTTGTCCACATCTTTCGCATTATTACTCCTCCTCTTAACCTGCTCCTTCAAAAATTTCTGCCAGTTTCCACCTAGCTTATATATTTCAAGTACTTGTTCGATTATTCCCTCATTTTTCATAGCTTTTACTCCTCTGGCATCTCAAAAACATGATCCTTTGTTGTTCTCGTACCATTCCAGATAGAATCATATTTAGTTCCAAGCGTAATCCTCTCCTGTATCATGTCCATTACCTCTAATGCTCTTTCTTTAGTTTCATATGTTCCTAACTTACAACTCATTAGTCCATTTTTATACCATACTTCTCTTGAATTTTCACTTGTATTTATTTGTACTTCATTTACTTCTATTAAAATTGTTTTATCTTGACTTCTAATTATTATCATTTGTTTATTCCTCCTTATTCCATCCTAAAAGCTTTCTCTCTAAATCATCAAAATCATAATCCCTTTGTTCGTAACTGTTAAAATTATCTTTCTTTATGCCATCTTCATATTTACTTTTTATTATTTCCTTATTGTCATAGTTACCTTCTAGTAGCTTCATGATATTTGTGTCATTTTTAAATAACCAATCAAACTTAATGGTCCAGTTTCTATCATTTTGACCTTGTAGAAAATCACTTTCTTTTATTCTTTCTATAGCTTTTAAAATATCTTCTTCGGTTAAATTAAGATTTTTCATTCTAGTTTTAACTTTGTCCTTTCTGGTACCTGAAATATTTCTAATTTTATTAATGCTATCAGGAAGGCTATTCCAACTTTCTAAAATATTACTCCAATTTATCTTATTCTTATCTTTATCTCTTTCTATATCTTCTTCTCCTTCTTCTTCTAGGGCGTTAACATTAGCTTTACTGTTAGCTTTACTGTTAATTTTACATTTACCACTTGCCAGTAGCTTTTGTTTTTCTCTGTAACCTCTCATATACTCTCTCATGTACTCTTTACGTTCTTCTAGCTGGTCAAGAGTTTGGTGTTTGCTCCAGTTTGGAATAGTTATAGTGTTATTAACCATTTCTATCATTCCAAAACTTTCAAAAGTTTTTAATGCTAATCTTATAGTATTTATAGATCTTCTAAATATAGTTGCTAACATTTCATCAGTGTAAGGTATCCTGTCATTTAACAGGAACACCCCACTATTATTCTTTTTCCCAGCTAAACATAATAGCTTAAACCAAATTACTATAATGCTGTCTGCTTCGGGCATACTCTCAATTAGAAGTACCTTTTCATCATCAAATATATCCGTAACAATCTTTATCCACTTTACCTCCGCCACGTTATCACCAACCCATTTTATAGTTGCTATACTTGTCCCATTCTGTATCAGCTACAAGAAAAGTACTATCTATAGAGCCTATTGAATATTTTCTTTCGTCATTTTGCTCTCCCCAAGGGGTTAAGTAAAATGATATTTCTGGTCTTGTATTTAAATATCTTGCAACTATATTCCATGCCTTTTGAGCCTCTTCTTTAGTTACTTCTTGCTTCTTTGCAAGTTTTTTTATCTGTCTTTTGTTCAAGTTAATTCCTCCTATTTCTTTAACTTTTCATATCTATTACAAACCATGTCATATTGTTCTTTTGTCATATCCTCTACATTTACTTTAAACTTATCAAAAACATGTTTTTTTACCGCATTAAAGTCATATCCTGCTTTATATCCTAATGCATACATTCTCTTTATTTGTGCTTCACTTACTTTATTGTTTTTACCTCCAACCGGCTCATTACCTGTTGTAGCATCTAACATATCATTTTCAACTATTTCATATGCTACCATATATAAATATCTTCTTTGATAGCTCTGTATTGCCCCTAAGTTTTGTATAGGATGGCAACCTTTTAAAGTTGCCTCCTTCATGGGGGATTTAAGTTCTATAAAATCTTCTGGCTTGTCCACATCTATTATCATCATAATTGCATATTCTGCACCAAAACTTATTACTGTGCATATTCCTAATTCTTTATTAATTTCATTTATTTTTGGCAGAAAATCACTTAATTCAAAATACTCATATCCAGCAAATTTGTTTAAGCCACTCTTTTTAAGTTCTGCTTCTTGAAGTTTTACTCTTGCTTCTGCAAGTTTTTTATATATATTCATATAAACCCCCTTACTCAACTTTTACTGAAATACTCTCTTCCTCTTTTATTTCAAGACCTGGAAGTACTTCTCCAGTTTCTTTATTTACTCCATCTTTAAACATTTTCTTTAACTCTGCCTTATTTATATCTTCCTTAACCTTTATCAAATCTGAATATTCGTTCTCCTTTAGATATTTTAGTATTTCTTCTTCATTCTGATAGTTCCATTTCTTAGATTTTCTACTTGTAACTTTTCCATATGGTGTATTCAATTTTGCCTTTGGATTTTCACTTCTTAATTTCATATAGTATTCAGTTAAAATCCCTTGAAAATATTCAATATTATCCATAGATGTTTTAATTTCTTTTTCTCTCCAGTTTTCAATTCTTTCTTTCTCTTTATATGCTAATAAGTTAGTTTCTCTTACTTCTTCCTGTAATGCTCTAATCTTTCTAAAAGCCCAGTTTGCTTCATCTATATTTGTAATTTTAAAGCCTTGTACTTCCTCTATTTCTTTTAATTCCTCTTGTAATAAACTATTTAACATTTGTATTCCTCCTTGAAATTTTCTTTAATTTCTCATATACTTTAGTTACGATTTTTTATTTAATTTTATTTGGCTGCTCTTGCAGCTCTTTTTTTATGCTTCTTTAAACATTCTTTTATATCTATAAAATTCACCTCTCTTTTTAAGTCCATAAACCTTTGACATACATGTTCCTTCTGTCCTTCCAAGTGCTAATGCTATATCTCTTTTCCTTGTGCTTTCCCACATACCACAAAGATAGGCAATATCCTTAAGTGTCCATGCTTTATTATGTTTGGTATGAAACTGTGGATTGTATATCATGCGGTGGTTTGAACTTGTATATTCAATTCCATCTTTTACATAAGTTTTAGCCATTCTTCTCCCTCCAAGAAATTTTTCACATGCTCTATAGCCATTTCTCTAATGTCTACTATAGTTTGTCCATCTACTCCATAAAGTTCTGTTCCGTCTAAATCAAAACATCTTCTAAGTGTGTGAAGTGATCTTTCAGCTATTTCTATTAATTGAATTTTATTTGTTCTTTTGCCAAAATTAATGCGATTAAACTTAATATCATCAGTAACTATATCCATAACTTCTTTAAATTCGTCATTACTTAAATGCCCCACTCTCCCCTCTAACATTTGTTTTAACACTTTATTTACCTCCAACATTTATATCTTTTTACTTTAGTTATTTTCTTCACCATTGCGCTGATATTGATGTGTATATAATAAATAGATGTGCATATAAATATAGTGTGAAGTGTTTGTATTTTTCTAGAAGTGTGGTAAAAGGCTCTATTAAGCCTTATTCATCCTTTGTGCTTTTACTTATGCTTATGCTATCTGCAATTCTTTCTAGTACTTCAATTACTTCCTGTAGGTTTCTCTCGTTTTCTTCATCTGAGATGTCTGGCTCTATAATTCTTACTATCGCTGCCATAATACTCACCTCCTTATATATCTATTAATTTAATGTGGCTTTAATAACTTTAATTTTCCAAGTTCATAAAATTCCCCAAGTAGTGTATAATGGTAATGTGATTAATTTTTTAGGAGCTGATACAATGGAAAATAAAATTTATGATTTACTTGAGAAAATATATGTAGATTTTAATCAACGTTTTGAAGGCTTAGAAAAAACTACCTCTAAAATAAAATCTCAAGTAGATACAAACTCTTTAATGCTTGAAAAAATTCAAACTGATATAAAAACATTAGCTGAAGTTCAACAATCCTTTTCTGAACAACTAGATAGAGCTAAAGATAAAGATGGTAAAACTCTAGGTGAAAGATTAGACATTATTGAACTTGCTATTTCCAATACTTCTAAATCTGTTAATGATGTTGTAGATGCTATTGATGTTATTAAAGAAACTACCGGCTCCCATGAAATGGATATTAAAATTCTTAAAAAAATTAGAAATAATCATTCCCTTTAGGCACTTAGCTAGGTGTCTTTTTTTATATCCTTTTAATTACAAGCAACTTCTCTTTCAGCCTCTTGTTCTATCGTTGGTAATATCCCATTATCCCTAAGTAAGTTGTATAAAAACAATCTACCCTTTTGAGTCCATTTAGTATTCATTTTTACATCTGGTCTGCCATCACTTCTAACAATATCTATAGTTTCAGAATGTGTATAACCCTTACCACTATGTTCTTTATATAAAAGCCATTGATCACTTTGTTTATACTGTACTTTTAATTCATGTAGTAACTTATTTAATCCTGTTCCAGTCATGCCGTAGTCTTTAGCAATTTGTGTTATTGTTACAAGTCCTTTATTCTTTAAAATTCTATCTGTATAGTCTGCTCTAGGTTTTAACTCTCCTATGATTTGCTCTTTCTGCTTATTTTGTAATTCAAGCATTTTATTTTTAGCTTTTTCTTCTTTTAACTTTGTAGCAACTTGTATTAATAAATCTGGATTATCTAGCAATTCATCTTTTGCATACATTCCATGTTTTCTTATATCTTTTAAAATTTCTTTTACTTTCTTTTTAAATTGCTTAGCAATAGGTTTTCTACTTTGCATTAATACCTCATAAAACCCATCTTCTGTTAAAAATAATTTACTTCCACCACTATCCTTATTTGGGATAGTTACCTTTTCATCTTCATCTACTGTATTTAACATTTTAGAAGTGTTATAATACCCTTCACTTGTTTTTTGATAATCAATCCATTCAGCTACATCTTTTGCTAAAAATAATGGGTTTTGAAAATCTCCATATACCTTGAAGTTCTTTCCTAGTAAATTTCGTTGGTCAATAACTTGTAAATTATTCATTTTTTCATCTCCTTTTAATTTAGTTTTTTCTCTCGTTGCTTATTTGGGACGCAAGTTGTAAAAAAAATTTCTATTGGATTTTCTATTTCTAATATGGATGTTAATTTTACTACTTCGTCAAGCGTGAACTGTGTACGTTTATTTATTTTAGAATTTAAAGCCTGTGGTGTTATACCAAGTTCTTTAGCTAATATTTTTTGAGTGTAGCATTTTTCAACTATTTTCCCTTTTAATTTATTTGAATCCATCTAATCACCTCCGTTGCATATTTGGGATGATTTAATCATATCACTATTCTTTTTAAGTGTCAACCCACATATGCAACTTTTTTTAATTTTTTTCTTTTTTTTGTTGCATTTATGAAAAAATACTTTATAATATAACCATAGGAGTGATTAAAATGAATGAAGAGCAAAACATGAAAGAAATAATTAACCGAATTAAAACCAGAAGAAATGAACTTATGTTATCATATCAAGACTTAGCAGATAAGACTGGTTTGAGTAAATCCACATTACAAAGATATGAAACTGGAGCTATTAAAAATATGCCACTAGATAAATTAGGTGTTTTAGCAAAAGCTTTAAATGTTTCTCCAGCATATTTAATGGGATGGGAAGAATCTGTAACTGATAACGATAAAGAAGATACTAAAAAAACAACATTATTATCAAACTTCAACAAACTAAATGATATAGGTAAGGATAAAGTAATTACATATACTAAAGATTTACTTGATAACAATAAGTATTCTATAGAAAAAGATCACTTAATGCCAATTGCGGCACATGATAAGGAGGGTAATTTCTCAAAAGAAGATATGGATCATGACTTAAATCTTATGAAAGATGATGAGTTGTGGAAATAATTATTAGGTGACTATGATGACTAAAACTGAAAAATTAAAACACATTATTTTGAGTAAATATAATAGTATAAGAGAATTTGCCAGAATTGCAGAAATACCAAGTACAACACTAACAAGTGCACTAGATAAAGATATCGGCGGTATGGCTGTTGATAGAGTTATTAAAATATGTGAAATATTAAATGTTGATATTAAAACTCTTGAACCTTTAGAGCAAAACCATGAGAACCTATTTAAAGAAGAAACAACTAAATCTAAGGCTACTAATAAAAATATGAAAATGAATGAAAAAATAAAAAGTAGACGTGAAGAATTAGGGCTTACACTCCAAGATATTGGAGATTTTATAGGAGTTTCAAAAGCAACAGTACAAAGATATGAAAGTGGAGAAATAAAAAACCTAAAATTAGAATCTATAGAAAAGCTAGCCATTATTTTAAATGTTTCTCCAGTATATTTAATGGGATGGGAAAAATCACTACCCGATAATGATCAAGAGTATGGAAAAGAAACTACATTATTAAGTCCCGATAGATTAAATGAAACTAGAAAAGATAACTTTAATATGATTAACGTTGAAGAAAGTTTAAAAGAGCTAATATTAAGTAAATATAAAAGTCTAAGGGAATTTACAATAAAAATAGAAATGCCATATTCTACACTAGACACTATTTTAAAACGTGGTGTTGATAAAGCTAATATAATTAACATATTAAAAATATGTAATGAATTAAATATAAGTATTGATAAATTAGCTAATGGTATTATTGAAAGTAAAAATTCAACCAATAGCAACCTATCTCAAAAAGAAACAACGCTATTAACAAACTTCAATAAACTAAATGAAACTGGAAAAGATGAGGCTATTAAAAGGGTTGAGGAACTTACGGAAATAAGCAGATATAAGGATTTTATTGAATTGGATGTGAGGTGACTATATGAGCTATGATACTTTACTAGATGAAGCTTTTAACAACGATATAATGGTTAAAGAAATAGATTTAAAAACTAAAGATGGTTTATGTTATGGAAATAGAATAGCTATTAATAAGAATCTAACAACTAATAAAGAGAAGCGTTGTATACTAGCTGAAGAACTTGGGCATTTTTATACAACTGTAGGTGATATTACTGACCAATCAAAAATTGTAAATCTTAAACAAGAAGTTAGAGCTAGAAGATGGAGTTATGAAAAACTTATAGGAATCATAGATTTAGTTAATGCTTATAATAATGGTGCTAGGGATAAATATACTTTGGCAGATTATTTAAATGTTACAGAAGAATTCTTAGAAGAAGCAATAAACTATTATAAAACTAAGTACGGTTTATATTATGAAATAGATAACTATCTAATATACTTTGAACCTACTTTAGGAGTTATGAAAATATTTTAAAATATTATATAAAGGAGTGTTTTATTTATGGAAAACTTATTAAAAGAAATATTAAGTGAGATTAAGGGAATTAAAGAAACCCAGGAAAAAATGCAAAGTGAAATAACAGGAATCAAGGATGAAGTTTCTGGAATCAAAGAAACCCAAAGTTCAATGCAAAATTATATAATGGAAGTCAAAGAAAAGGTTAATGCTATATATAACCAAACTGCTGACCTTACTGAATTCCGTACAGAATCCATTGAGTCCCTCAATCAAATTAAAGATGATGTTGAATATCTAACTCATAAAGAAAGTCAAAATGAGAAAGTTTTATTTAATCTTCAACGTAAAGTAACTACTAATAGATAATAGAAAGGATGATACTTATGGAAAATGAAAAAATATTTGAACTAATAGAGAAAATGTATATAGACCTAAAGGGAAGTCAAGAAAAAATGTATGCAGATTTAAAAGAAGGTCAAGAAAAAATATGCACTGAATTAAAAAGTGAAATATCAGAAGTTAAGAAAACTGTAATAAGAATTGAAAATGACCATGGTAAAAAACTTGAAGCTTTATTTGATGGTTATAAACAAAATTCAGAGAAACTTAATAGAATTGAAAATGAAGTTGCCAAACATAAAGAAGTAATTATAAAAAGGATTAAATAATTATATTTAATGAGGTGATGTTTTGAATAAAATTTGTATTTATTTAAGAAAATCACGTGCTGATGAAGAACTTGAAAAAACTTTAGGTGAAGGTGAAACCTTATCCAAACACAGAAAAGCATTATTAAAGTTTGCTAAAAGAAAAAAAATTAAACATAGTAGAAATAAAAGAAGAAATAGTATCTGGTGA